ATACCCCATGTAGATCTGATTGATACGTTGAACACGTATGGTGATGCAGATTCAACAGAGTCAACCTCTGCTAATGTTTGTGCGTTCTGTCCGAGTGATGGCGTAGTATCAACACTTACCACATTTCCAGATACAATATTAGTACCAATTGCACTAGCTACAAAAGGTACTTCATATGTAAATTTACGAGCATCATTCTGATCAATCTCTTTGATCTGGAAGATACCCTCTAATACATCATCAATCTCTGTGTTTGCAATAGCAACAAACTGACCAGCAAAATATCCATGGTCAACTTTAGTTGTTACCTCAATTTCTGATGTAGATGCAGGAATACTCGGATCAGTTGTAGCATCAGTTATCTTTAAACTCTCAATAACCCTAGAGTCAGATAGAGGACCTACGATTCTGTTCTCTTGTACTCTTGTATCAAATTCGCCAGGATCATCAATGGTTGGTTGGAATGCAGAGAATGCTTTAGCAATCTTTCTATAAAAAAGACCTAACTCTTCTGTATCCGCATATTCAAATACTGTTAGTTTGTGGTGAGAATAATTTGGTGCTGCTAACTTAGTAAAGTCATTTGGGTCATAGTAAACCTTACCAGTTCCATCTGCAACGTCATATAGAGGAGCTTCAGTAGTTGTTTGTCCATCCTTAATGGTAAACTGCCAGAAATAACAACCACCTGTTACGTTAAAGATTGCAGAGCGAGGAATTTCACGTTCCGTTACAGCAGGATCAGGAACGTACATAGGACGAAGAACTGTTCTTCTTAAGTCATAACCAACAAGTGAAGAACCTCTAGGGATGATTGCACCACCCTCAGTGTTGTTAAACTTATAGAAAATATTATCAGGATTAGAAATATCAAGAATGCTATCATCAGTCCAAGCATTTGTGCCTTGATCAAATCCAAAAATGTCAATGCCACTTGTGTCTTCTAAACCAGGTCTGTTGTCAATGTAGTGAATGCCAGGCATCAGCATGATACTGAACTGGTCAAATCTATCATTGCCAAAACCAGGCAAATATGAATATCTCGCGATTTCTAAAAATGCACGCTGAATACTTTTAAAGGGCGTGACTGGTGAATTACCTCTGTTAGATAATGCATCTGTTGCATTAAAATCATCAGGTGAAACATAAAGATACTTACCAGTCTTTGAACTAATAAGATTATCTAAACGTGTTAATGGCATGACCTACTACTATACTTTATCCTCGGATTTATTTATACCAGAAAACTATTGAAAATACTGTGAGGTTCTAAGATTTCACTAGGTAAAGATTTGAACCCTAAGGCATTACAATGAGTTCTGGTAGTTCTACCATATTATGTTGAAGTAATCTATTACAATTTGCACATATTGGTGCACACTTATCTATTTCTTCCTTCAATGTTTTATAACTTGCAAGTTGTAATAGCTTTGACACACTATATTTTTGAGGTGTGGGATCTATATGAACTAAATCCATCACAACTGATGGAAAATCTTTATTGCAGATAATACATGAATGCTTCTTCGCATCCTCTACTATCTGTTTTCTCCTCTGATGACTAATTTGATTTGCTTTATAAGTCTTTGAATTTTTTCTTGCCCACTCGCGCTGATACTTACGATTTTCTTCTTTATCTTTGTAAGGCATATCAGAAATATTTCTCTAAAAGTTATGTAGATGTAATTAAACTGTTCTCTCCACGTAACCATAACCTTTAGATGTAATTAAGAGGGAGGTTGGATTCCTGTATACCAACAAAGAACGGGCATTACTACAGAAGTAAAAACGTTCTTGCCTGAGACCCGACTGGTAGGTCGGTTCTGACTCGCATCAGCAGCACCACCTGTGTCTCATCACCTTAACTAGCGGTTGCCAGTAAGTTTATTCAGTCACTCCCAACGTTGCGTCCAACAGATATAATATAGCAATAAAAAAGGGGTTTGTCAACCCCCTAATAATTTTATTTTGATTTGCGAATAAATTGTCCTTCTATAACTCCCTCTTTGTGATGATCCTGTGCAAGGAATGCATGTTCACAATCAGGATGATCCCATGGATAGCAAGAGTTAGTAAATCTATATGAGAATAACGTGTCAAGAGTCTCACTTAAATTAGAAAAGTAAGTTCCATGAACCTTGTCACGTTTTTGATCTAACGATTCTCTTGCAGATGGAAGAGATACTGATGCTTGAATATTTAAGTGTTGATCTTTTCTGCACTTTGCAGCCTCTACGATAATAGGATTGGTTCTAGAACCCCAGTTGTCCATATTAACATAGTAATTAGGATTTTCTCCACTATTAATAACATCTTTTACATATTCATCTGTAGAACGACTTAGAAAATCAGTATAAGTTTTTTCATTATGAGAAGTGTAACGTTCTAACTGAACTGATGTGATTCCATTGTTAGCGATAAAACTAACCATCTCTTTCACTATTGTTGCTCTAACTGCTGCTGACTTACAACAACCATGACCTGCAATCAAAAAAGCTTCATCTTCAATATCCTGCTCACAAGTTATTTTTCCTTCATTGATGCCATACTTAATATGTTCAATAACTTCTGGTTTATCATTAAGAGTAGCAGCAAAAGCTCTCTCATTGTTAAGTGCTTTAGCAAATCTCTTTCTTGCCCAAGCGTCACTACAACGAACATATTGAAACATCCAACCTGGTATTCCTAATACTGCACTAGCTTCATATCTATGACCACCAGTAATTATATCTCCAGTATCAATGTCAATATAAACAGGGGGTAGTTTTGTTTCTACATGATTAGTTCTTATGTCATCAATCATGTCTGCCACTTTAGAGGAGTCTGTTCCATTGACTCTACCTAAATTGTTTTGTTTTACTACGTTCTTCCATATTCCATATGCTTTATGCATCAATTCAATGCCTTTTATACCTTTTGTGCTAACTGGAAATGTCCACGCATCAGGATCCATTTTTTCTAAATCAAAATATGGTGTAACATAATCATGTTTAGATGCAGGTATGTTCAATTTTTCTGCTACAGTAGTAGTTTTGCTCATAATTTTAATTTTGCCTTATAAATTTGAATGCACCCCAGTCTGATCCCCAAACTTTTTGATGCGATTCAGTGTGTAGTCCTCTGTCAACTACATGATACTCTGTTTCTGTTAAGGTTACCTCATTCTGTACATAAGTATCTGTTCCGTTCCAATTGACGTAACAATTACAAGTTGAGGTACCTCCAAAGTAAGACTTGTTTCCTGTCTTTCTCATAATAATATCGCAACCCTCACGATATGTCAACATGTCATCTGTAATTTCTTCTAAATGCTGACATTGTGCAAATTGAAGAGGATTTTCAATCTCATAATTTCTAAGACAATACTCCTCACCATTCTCCACGATATCAATTACAAACTGACGGTATGGTCTGTTAAGTAGATAATTATATGCTTGTTCTCCATAAATACGGTTCTCTCCAATCAAACGGTGAGAGACACGAATATGTGCATAACGAGTAGGGTGGGACTGAGCTTGTCTTTTATTTGCAAATGTCCCTACCAATAGTTCAACAAATTCACTCATAAGATCATTGATACGAGAGTTGATTTAATTTCTTGTTCTGTAATTTCTTTAGGAAAATTTATTTCTGTAAACTTACCATCGTATTTAATTTTCATATATTTACTGGTAATCTCACAGAGTTCTACCTCTTCAAAATCTTTTACTTCTGTGTAGTTTTTTAAATAACCATGAACAGCGTCCATATGATCTTTATTCATATGATTGCATATTCTTTGACTTGTTTCTTCTCTAATCATTCTGGTATAAGTTCTGGATTAACAAGATCTAACTCAAATAAAACTGGATGGCACTCCTCTTGCAATAAGTATTCTGAAGATCTAATAACATCCTTTAATGTATACTCTTCATTGATAGCAGATTCTGCTAGAATCCATTTGTCTTGTTTATCAATTTTATCAAGAACATCAAATGCAAATGCCATGTTCTCTATAAAATACATCAAAACTGGATCTTTATCCAGAAAGACATGTTTTCTAGTGATTTTATATTTCATCGTTCCACATGGTAACGATACTATTTAATCGTTTTTGATCCCGTCTCTTACTTGTTGAAGATTAGCAGCACGACCCTTATAGTAATTGATTTCCTCAGAAAGAACATCAAGGATATCATCTACTATGACATTTGGATCAACGTCATCATTGAAATAGGTTTGAATTGCTTCTGTTAGATAGCGACGCCTATTCCACTCAATACTATAAGGTTTGTAATTCATGATAAGTGGTCATTACTTTAGATTGTACACGGTCTTGACTTATTTGTCAAGTTTACCTTTCTTTTGTAAAAAATTCAAGGTTTCTTTCATATTTCCAATATGTCTGTTACCATATGTAACTTGCGGATATTGTGCATCTCCACCAAATTCCATTTCAAACTGTTGTTTTGAGAAATGTATGTCTAGATCGTAACGATGACAATTTTTCACATCTGGTAAGGATTTTAAGAGTGCTGACATACGTTCACACTCTTGACTACCATTGCTGTAAATTACTGCGGTGGTCATAGGATTTCATCCATTATAAACTTTTTAGTTAGTTTAGGTTTACCAAACAAATCTAACTGTAGTTCGTTAGCATCTATGAGGACGTCTTCTTCCTCTTTTCTATGATGGTGCCAGTAATAGCTTCCATCTTCTCTACGATATAACCAGCTAGTATCGTGTGAACTGAGTAAGAAGACTGCAACGACTTCTGGATAAACTGGTTTTGGATTTTTTTCATAAACAACTCCCTGTGGAGAACGATAAAAATTAGGATTAATCTCTCTGTCTCCAGTCATCGGGTTTATCACGCATGAACCAGTCTTTAATATCATCGGCACCATCAAATCTTTTTTTGTGTTTGGATGGGTCAGGATCACCTAAACCCATCCTATTGAGAAAATCGTCTGTGCTTCCCTCCTCAATATCAATAAATGATTGCCGACGTGCCTGTTGCAACCAGTTTCTAGCAGTTGTATTTGCCTTGGACAATTTTTCTGCCCAAATCATATCCTCTAAAGGGACATCATCATTATTTGCAATTTTTTTACAAATAGCTTCTAATCGCAGTCTGTACTGTGTAGATAGCATAATTCCTTCACTAACAATAGTATATAGAATAAAAAAGGGAGTGCAAGACTCCCTGTTATTATATCATAGTATTGCTACGATGCAAGTTAGAAACTATACTTAATTCCTGCCTTAGAACCGTACCCACGATCAACATTAGAATCACCAGAACCAACAAAACTAATCTCGCCATATATTCCTAATGCTTCAGTAGCAGAAATACCTAGACCTGCCTTACCAGAAGGAACAGTATCTAACTCTCCACCATCAGGAGATACTAAGGTAGCACCACCTTGAACATAGTATGAAGTAGTTTCGCCAAGAGTTCCTTCCCAACCAACGTGAGCGTCAGTATTTGTTCCTGTATAATTAGATCCAGTCCATGAAGAATTGGCTTCTACGTTCAGATAAGGACCTGCAAAAGCAGCGGGTGCAGCAATTGCAGAGGCAGCTGCAAGGGCAGCAATAGCAGTTTTAATCATTGAAATTTCTCCTCTATAGAGTTTACACAACACGATTGGAGACCCAATCGCTTGAAGATAATTTAGCAGGGTTACCTCTAAAAGTCAACCCCCTTGAAATAGGAATAACTTACCAGTTATATAAGCAAAGTTTATATATTTTCCTCTTCCTCTGGTCTATAAACTAATAATTCCTCGCCATACTTTACATTCTCCATCTCTGGATGAGGTGCAGGCAATACAGTCTTATCCTTTTTTCTAGGTTTATCAAAATCCTTAAGTGTTGATGTCATCACAGTAAACATGAACGCAAAGGTAGCTCCAAAAAGACCTACAAAGAAACAAAGGTATATAAAAACTGTAATTTCGTTCATTTGCGTGTGATCCATCTTGGTAAGTAGAATATCATAAACGATAATGTCCAAAAAGTTAACAATGCCATTATATGTAATATTCTATTGGAGTTAACTATCAAACCAATAGTCACCAATCCCATCCAAGTATAGTCTAATGTTCCATGGAATCTATACCATGTATTCTCACCATACTTTTTAATAAAGTTAGTTCTTTGACGTGCACACCATGGTGATACATGTCTCATCATAACGAAACCTTCGTTAAAGAACATAACGAAAAATCCAATCCAAAAAATCATAGTTTTAATTAAGGTAAATTAATGCACCAGTGATCTTGACATTAGCACCAGTGATAGAAACATCTGCTGCTCCAACTAAATCAAGTTTAGCAGCATCAACATCAAAATCAGCAGTTTTGAAGGAGGTCTTGGCAGAGTTAAGATCAAAGTCACCAGTGGTGAACGTAGTCTTGGCAGTTTTAAGGTTCATACCATTAGTGCCAAGAAGCGTAAGGTTTTGCAAACCTTGAAGAGTTGTCTTTGTCTCAGATCTCATAAAGAGTCCTCTAACAGCTCTGACACTCATGTTACGGAAAGTCTTAATTTTATATCTACCAAGAACCTTATGATTTACATTGCCAGGTGAAATTATATTTGATGATGCTCTAGGATCAAATTTCATCTCAGTAGTCTCTCCTGCACCAAAGGACATTTGTTGTCCAACAATAATATCTTTCTTATTCACCTGTGCAGTCGTAATTGACGCACCTGCCATTTCAAGGTCACCCTCTGCTTTAATTTTAACTGATTGACCATTTAGAAAGAGTCCCTCTGTTGCAGTGATTATTATTTTTGTTGCTTTAATATGTCTTTCGCTACCAAGTGCTTGTTCTACTACATCACCGTAAGCTAATACATTAAGTGCTTGATTTTCATTTTCATTACCGCCAGGATTATATTGTATATTCGTTCTACCATTATGGAGTTGATTACAACCATGTGTATTGATATCCAGAGTTCCAGTGCCAGCAGTGTCAGTTCTTGTTCCTGTAATTAATTTTATTTGACCCTTGCTGTTCATCACCACTGCAGCACCACCCGTGAAAGGACCTTCAATCCTCAATGCAGAGGTTAATCCATCAGGCATCATCCTCTCATATATTTCAGATCTAGTAAACCATCCCTTATACCAAGTATTAAATCTAGGTCCGTCATTCAACTTCTGAGCTTCATCAGGAGTTGTCTGTTTAAATATGGTATCGGGATACGTTTTAGCAGGTTTTACTTTTGACATTATGGACAATCAATATATTTACCAGTTCCAATCTTGGTAGATCCAATAGTTGTTAGTGCCTCTGTATCTAGACATGCTAGAGATGGTAATAGTTTAGCACCATAACCTCCTCCTCCTACTATATCAACTGCAGGAAATTTGTCAAATGTAAGTTGTCTATTCAATATACGAGCACCAATAACAAATCCACTGTCAGGATCAATAATTGCTTCAGCAATTCCTAACTCTCCATTTACATACATGTCAGGGACACTAGTGTATCCAATGCCAGGTCTAAGAATAGTAAATGAATCAATAATACATCTAACATCATTATCAGAAGCAAGATTTAATTTATATCCAAAACCAGGTGATTGAACTCTAATTTCTGTTAGGAATCCATTTCCATCTAATAATCCAACTGCTGTAGCTCCTGTACCCTCTCCACCAACAAAAACAATAGGTGGTTCTGCCCATGCATCGCCAGGATCATCAATGGGAATCTCAATAATACCACCTGTATCATCAGTAATAGGTGGTTTTGTGGTTGGTGATCTAAACTCCTCAAATACAGTTTCTGGTGTATCACCAATTCCATCATCAAGATCATCAATAGTTTGATTGCCATCTGTTGTAATCAATACATCTACAGATGCTCCCTTTCCAGTAATACTAAAGGTAAGTGTTTCTATATCCTCTATTTCATTATCTTCTGCAATACCAACAGTTACTTTTGATGTATTGTCATTAATAATAAAACTTCCAGTAAGTTGATTTCCTATAATATCAGAGGCAGTAATACTGTTACCACTTAAATTAAAGAATAGTATAGATCCATTTTCTAAGTTTGTAGTCGTAATTGTGTATATGATGAACTCACCCTCAGGACAAGTGGTTCTATTTGCCTCAACTTTGTATGTTGGAATTAATTCCTCCTCCTCTTCAAAATCATCTGGTAAATTCAAATCATCTGGAATATCCCCTGTAGATGGATCATCTATTGGAACAAAAGGATCTACTGGTTCTGATTGATATGGATCATATGGTTCTTTAATATCCTTTTCAATTATAGTGCATTTACCAATATTTCTATCAAACAATGTTTTGACGTCGCTATTATCCACTGGAGAATTGACAGTCATTCTAACAAAAAAACTTTCCTCAGCTTCTTTTTGATCGTCAACCAAAGTTTGAACCTCTACAGTTTTTTCTGTTTCATTAGGAGAAAATCCAACAATAACATCCACAGGAAGATAATCAGTTCCAGAAGTCGCTGTTCCTTGATTTTTAATTGTCTTAAACTGCACAGAGGATGAAATATCTATCTGACCTTTTCTTTTTACAGTAAATTTAGCAGCTTCACCCTCAGTAACAGTGATATCTTTAATATCATAGACAATTTTTGGTTTCTTTGTTTCTTCTATACCAGGTAGAGGAACGCCACCAGCAAATCCAACCGTTGTAATTGTTAATGGTTTACCAGTATATGCCTCATCACAAACATATTGTGTATAATCAGCAGGAGTGTCTCCAAATAGATTACCAACTTTATCTAATAAATCATCCAAGAAATCTTTATCATCTTCACCTGTTTTTTTCTCACCGCTAGTACATATCTTTTTATATTTGTTGCATGTTTGATCAGGTCCTGAGCAAGAAATGCCTAATAAGTTAAGAACATAATTAATTGCTTTTCCGATCATGTTAAGTGGTTCAGCAATAGCACCAAGGATATCCTGTAGAGGTCCTAAAATACTATCAAACAATTGATTTAGTAACTGTTGTATTTTTGAAATAATTCCATTTACTAACTCATCAATCTGACAAATGGCAGCACGATAAATTTGATTAATAAAACTCATTAAGAGATTTGTTAACCATTCAATTAATCTTTCTCCTAGGTCTGCCATCTTGCATCCAAGATCCTTAAGGATTTTATTAAACCACTCTGTGACAGGAGTTAATACATTTCCATTTTCGTCTTGTCTTAGAAGAGCTTTTACTAGTTTACTAACTGCTTGTTGAATTTGAAGTGTTAGAAATCCTTTAATTTTAGCAAGAAACTCTGTAACAACGGAGATTGCTTTATTCACATAACCCCTCGCTGTTCCTATTGAATTTTGTACGCCACCTGTTATCTTGCTTGTATAAAACGTGCCAATATTTCCATTACTTTTTTGAATATCAGCTAAAAATTGACCAATAATATCAGTCATCTGTGTTTTTAGATCAACGTCTTGGCATTTTTCTGCTGTAACTTGACACCAATCCTCATTTTTAATGACCTCAGTTTTTTTAGGTCCTGCATCTATCCTTGTTTCACCATCACCTCTAAATGTATTATCAGACAATCCACCACCAGTTTTTTGAGTGCCATCCTTTCCCTCAAAACCATCTGTATTAGGAATTGGTGCATACTGACCAGATCTTATACATGTCTTAAATGCCTCACTATCATTAGGAGGACAATTTTTAACTACAGATGTTGCGCCTGGCACAACACCAATAGAACCTAATATGATTGGTTTTTGTCTATCATTGTCTATGTAAAATCCCGTTACCCAACAACCTGGTATTAATTGAGGATGACCTCCACCAATATTACCAGGCATAAAAGGAACGTTGACTGGCATCATCACAGTAGCCCAAGGCAATTTATCCGTATCAAGAATCTCCCTACTAGAGGGGTGATCTCCTACGATTCTTACCTTATAACGGTATCCGCCTTTATTGTTTTTTTCATCGGAAGCGGTTCCCTCTACTTGACCTACCCACCACGGAAAACCGTCATATCCGATTCTCTGAGTTGGCATGAGTCTTGATAATGCATCATCCATATTAATCGTCGTAAATTAAGCACTCTGGTTCTTCTGGATGTTGATCGCAGAATAACTCAATGGCATTAGGATCATGATGATCTCCTGCATCAATCTCCTCTTTATGATGTTCAACATATTCTTCCAAATCATGCAATTCGCCTTCAATATGACGACGCATCTGTGGATTGGTTGTTGGATCATTTAAGATCTCTTTGTCCTTTTCAATATGTTGTTCTATTGTTTTTTCGTTTTCCATAGGTATTACCTCCTTGATTTATTTATTGCCATGATTAGAAGGGAGATCTTTAACTCCATAAGAGTCCCTAAACAATTCTAGCGTAGTTTTACAAGTTCCGTCATTTCCGTCAAGAAAATTAAACATATGTATTACTTTCTTGATAAGATAGACTCCACTAGTCTCCTCATCGTAAGGTTTTGACTTTCTCAATTCAGATGCTAATTTACTTGCAATCCTAATATCAATCTTATCACCTGCACACATTAGTGGGTTGCCAGGTATTTTTATTTCACCCTCCTGATTTTTTAATAATTCAGCTCTTGCAACTCCTTGTGATATGTAGTATTTTTGCCAGTCTGCGAATTTATTTGGATTTGTTGCTTTTGCGTCGTCTGGATCAGCGATGCCTGGCTCATTATACCATGCCTCATGATCTAACAACATAGTCATAATTCTGGTTGGATAATCTGATAATTCTCCTTTCTCTTTACTAGGAATTAAAGAGATACTCTCCTGTCCTCCTAGATGTGCCATATTATCATAACTATCTTTAATTTTGTAAACATATTCTTCATACTGACCAGTAGAATGATTAAAAAATATTATTTTTGATGAATACTTTCCTTTTCTAAAGGATGACAGTAAATCAATTTCTGATTTCATTCCTGCATCAGAAATCAAAAATCTTTGGTCTGAATCTAAATCGGTATTTGCTATTGCTTCTTTATAAGGACCCCATGCTGAAATGTCTGGATTGAATAGATCCTCATTACTTTTTTCAGTTAGTTCACGCACATAATTTAATCTAGGTGCAGAGAATTTACCATCTGCAGTGTCACATAATGCATCAATAGAGAAAAACATATATCCTCTACGAGTTTCCCAGAAAAAGAATCCAGCACTGCCTTTTATTTGTTGTTCAGTCTCTGTGCTATTCTCACTATTAAGTCCTTTATAATCAGTTTTAGCAGAGACAGATTTTTTAAGAATCTTTGCAATAATATCAAATGGTCTATCCCTAGAGGGATTCATTTTAATTTGAAATCTAGATGGTTCTGAGAATATTTCTTTTGTTGAAGCAAGATATTTTTTTCCTAACATTTTTATAACGATATCCTCGGAAGTTCCCTCAAGAGGATCCAATACTCTAGTGCCCTCATTTATCAATGCCTCTGGAGAACATAACATCAAAGTATATGCCTGTTTGATATTCTTCATGACTCTGACTGCAATTCTAGCAACAACAAATTCATATACAATCGGTTCATCACCAAAAGTGCTTTTTATCTCAATCAATATATTTTCACCACCCTCAATCGGGTAATCGTTTATAAAATTCTTTGAGTCACTAACTGTTAAAGCTGCTGTACAAAATGGTGACTCAACGCTCTCACTAGTTTCAAATGCAATAATCATGTCCTTGCCTAGTGATTTTGAATCTTTACCCTGTCTAGATATTATACATTTGATTAGTTTTGCCTCAGAAGCATTTTTTAATTCTGACATTATTACTTACTTGATAAACTAAATTGTTGAGTAAAAGCAGCATATGCGTCTAAGGATGAAGAACCACTACCACTATCACCACTACCATCGCCAACAATTGCACCATTATAATTATTGATGACGGTAGTTGTCACTCCCATTCCTCCATTAGTCATTTGTGCGGAGTTATTATTCAATGCATTTGCTTGCTGATCTGCAAAAGGATTCTTAATACCCAACCACTTAGGTCCGATAAAACCATCATCCTTCTCACTTCCAATAACATTTCTAAATGCATTTGATGCCTTTGAGTTATTAATATTTGCGAGATTTTCTTGATTGAATGGATTGGCATCGCTTATAACATCCCCAACCTTATCTTTGAAGTTCGTAAACGATTCAACAATCGCATCTCCAAAACCACTCCATCCATCCATGCTCTCAAAATATCTTTTTTGACCAAGTGCTAATAATTTAGTCTCACCACTCTCGTTTTCTTCTCTAGCATCTACGACACCCTGACCAAACATCTTGAATGTTTTCTTACCTCTAGCTCCCTCTAACGGGAAAACTCCTTCTTTTCCTGCCTCTCCTATTAACGCATTAAGAGGTCCTTTAGTTATTCCACCATCTGCCATTGGAACCACACCTAAGTCTCTAGCAAGTAAGAAACCATCAATAGCAAGACCAGGTCCTAGACCACCAATACCAGTAGCACCCAAGAAACCAGAAGTAAGTTCCAAACCTGCTCCCAAGAAATCTCCCTCTAAGGCACGCTGAATAGCAAAAATAGTACCAGCAATACCAGCAAGAATTGGAATTTTCTTAAGAATAGATCTAGTTGTTGATTTACCAAATGTTTTAACCATTGTTCTTGCTAGTCCACTACCTCTTGTAAGTCCTTTTTGAAGTCCTTTTCTAACAAGTTGATCTGATGCAATCTCTGCTGTCTTATAACCAGCATTATCTAATGATGCAATTCTGTTAGGAGTAATGGATTCAGCTGCTTTTTGACTAAATTTCTTTGTAATCGTTCTACCAACAGGCATCGCACTGTCAACACCTGCAAAAGTTCCACTATATCCAGATTTTAATAAAAGTTCAGCGAGATCGTCTTCAGCATTAGCACTAGTCAAAGCTTTGTTAAATAAATTTTCTTGATTTACTTTACTAAGATCATCAAAACCTCCTTTAAAACCTTTAGGAAGATCTATTGAATCACCAAACAGACCAGTTAAACCAGCAAACCTATCGTTTATAGCATCATTTAAGAAGTTAATATAACCTGGTGTCATCTTACTTTTCATAACAGCTTGACTAAAAAAGTTTTTAGAAGCACTGTATGGAATACCAAGCATTTTTGATGATTGCTTAGCTATTCTAGTAGCACTAGGAAGAAATTTTTTAATTTTTCTTCCACCTTCAAATACCGTATTAGCACCTTTAAGAATCGGTCTTGCAACACCTGTAGTAACTCCTCTAACTGCTGTTCTTACGCTTTTTTGTCCTGTTTTTGCAGCAGTTCCACCAAGTCTGGACATCTGTGAGGTTCCTAAACTTACAAAATCACCAGCATTACCTTTACTAAATCTTCTTGGTGGTTTAGATGGTGGTGTGACATTGATCATTCCACGACCACCTAATGATCCACCGCCACCAGATCCTGTTAATAATCCTCCTTCTAGTCCTCTCTCCTCTGAACGAGCACGCTGACGAGCCCCTTCTCTTTGCATATGGTTTAGGAACGCTTGCATAAATGCACCGTTCAATATTGCTTGTTTTGCTACATCTTCCTGTGCTCTGGCAAGATCACCCATGCCAACGCCAACTCTTGTCAAAGCACTAGAAATATCTGATAGTCCTTTCTCTACTCCACGAAGTCCACCTACCAATGCACTCGCAAGTGGAAGAGTAGCAGCAGAAATCTCATTAGTTACATTATAGTCAAATCCACCACGAAATCTACTCTTAAAATTTCCTGTAGGATTAGTTCCAGCACCACCCATACCCATTCTGCCCTTGGTTCTGGCAATTCTATCTCCACCAAATCTTGAACCAAGGGCTCTCTTAAAAAAATATCCTCTTCCTATTCCTGCTTCACCTAATGATGTTCCTCCTGCCTCTGCCTTTTCCTCAGCAAAAGCACGCTCATCCGATGCCATATCGGAAGCTTCCTTAAGACGCCTTCCAATTTGACTTGCAATCATACCCAGATAATCTCTATTACCTGTGGTATCGCTGTATGATACGGTTCCTGCTGCCATTACCTTTTTTGTTTTTCTTGTTCTTGTTTAACTTGTTCCAAGTATTGCATTAATAATGAGACATAAACCTGTCTTTCAAAAGGCATCATATTTTCAATTTCACTCAAGCTGTATTTATGATGTTGCATCAAAGCAAAGTTAGTCTTGTAATACCCCTCCAAAGTATTGTGGAAGAGTGCTATCCGAAAAAACTTGCCAATCCTCTCAAAGTATAATCAGATTCAACTCCAGTGCTAGGATTTGTGACTTTAAATGAATGTTCTAATCTAGGAGCTGTCTCAAAGAATGTCTGTATTTTCTCCAATTGTGGATTTGTTAAACTCTCTACAAATTGAAGAAATTCCTTTTTACTGGTGGTAGATTCATCAAATACCTCTTCTTTTTGAAATATCTGATCAATAGACTCTGCAACAACCTTAATTACATCAAATTCTTTATTTTGAGAAAATTGTCCTTCAACAAATCCATCAAAAGAGGGATATTTCATTATAACACCCAAATCGTCAGTTAACATAATTTTGTTATTATGTCCCTCTGGGAAAATCACATTTACATCGGTCAAATTCAAATTATACTTAACTTGCGTTGTTTCATCATCTTGACAGGTAATATTCATTTGAACAACCTCACCAACAGAGACTGCACGAATATTAAGGAAAATATATTCTAAATCAAAAGATGCAAGATTTTCAAGTTTTATTCTCGTGGTGATGCAAGCTTTTAATAAGTCAAATACAGCGTTTTTAATACTTTTTTCATCATCCGTCTCTAATGCCATCAATAGCACTTTTTCCTCTTTTACTAAGAAAGGACGAAATTTAATTTTTTTCTTATTTGATGGAATTACCAAATCATACATTGGTAAGTCCATGGTTGGCAATGCCATAATATCTACTCCAAGGTCATATTTATATTTAGCGACTTTTCAAGCAAAAAAATAGCGGAAAAAATTTTCCCGCTTTTATGGAATTGAGATGTCAATTTTGCTACGCAATATCACCAGTTGTAAAATTCAAATTGTTTTGGTCATCTAAAAAGTTTAATGCAAGGGGAACTGGATCTGGTGTAGCAGCTGCTGTAATATTGTTGTGAACAATAGTATGTCTAGTGTAATACAATTGACATGTAACTTTTGTAATTAAATTAGATCCAAATTGCACAGGGACTGCATCAATGGCAAACGGCCACGCTCTCTCTAATAAGTATGTCACTGATGGTCTTAGTGGATTTACCTCAGTAGGACCTATCTCTGTTTTTGTAATTCTAACTGTTTTGCAATACTCCTTCGGAAATTGTAACTTATTGGTTCTGTTTGATGGAAGTGGAGTATCAGGTCTGTAATCAAATTTCGTTCCACGTCTCTCAGGCATCTCTCCAAATATCATACCATACCAATCATTTAGATATTTCAATGGTGTCATGTTAGCATCACACTGAAATCCTAATTGCACCTCTGTAAATACACGAGTATGCGGATAATTTACTTGACCTTCACCAGTATACCTACCTTCAATAGTTCCAGTAGCTGCTTGTATATTTGGTAACTGTGCTTCATCACATAAAAACTCAAATATACCATTTCCTGCAAGATTGCCATCGCTCTCTAAAATTTCAACCACAAAACTATTTGCCAGTGAGAAACCACCATTAGCATTCATTGTAGCTAAAAACTTATTGATGGACACGCTAAATACCTATGTTGGATCATTTTATATTTATGGCGTATTCTGGGTATTATAAACCTATACACCCTGAGAAGTATCGTGGCAACCCAACAAATATTATTTACAGATCACTTTGGGAACGCAAGTTCATGGTATTCTGTGATAATAACCCTAGTATATTACAGTGGGGAAGTGAAGAAGTTATCATACCATACAGAGCTCCTGATGGTAGAATAAGAAGATACTATCCAGATTTTTGGATTAAAGTTCGTGAGAAGTCTGGTAAGATCACAAAGTATATAATTGAAATAAAACCCAAAAAACAAACACAACCACCGAATGTTAAAAACAAAAAGACTGCCAAGTATCGTAATGAAGCACTGACATACGCAAAGAACCAAACTAAATGGTCTGCTGCTCGTGAGTATTGTGAAGATAGGCAGATGAATTTCTTAATACTAACCGAGGATCATTTAGGAGTATGAAACAATGGCAACGGGATTTGCACAAGTCCAGCGTAACACAATTAACTCTACGACTGGATATAAGACGCTGTTTGAGAGAATAACAGCAAGAACTGGAGGAGAAAAAAAATCACTAGCATGGTATCGTTCTGCAGTAAAGGCAGAGGCTAGTGCATACAAAAAAAATTTTGAAAAATATATATTGAATGAGAAGAGTGACAGGGTAGGTGCTGTAGCAGATCAGGATGCGAATGAACTTCGTAGGTATACTGTGCAGGGACATCTTTACATGTTTGAATACAAGGCAAAGATGAAATGGTTACCATACTATGATAGATTTCCACTTGTATATGTCTTAAAAGCAACTAGGAGTGAGTTCTGGGGTCTGAACCTACATTACATGACACCAAAGAAGAGAATTCTTGCTACAAGAAAATTAATGCAGGGTAGAATTGACTTTCCTAAGAGGTGCTTCCATAAATACCTACAACCTCATGTTGATGGTTTGATGTTAGATCTAGCTGCAGATGAGTGGGATACTGCTATCCTTCTCCCAACAGAAGATTTTGTGAAAGATACAAATGGTATGACATTTCCTATTAATAAGGAAGATGTCTGGGAGGAGACTAATGAAAACTTCTATGACAAAATCAGGGGACAAAGAGTTGTTAAAGGTTATGGTACACCACAATCTAGGGAGATGGCTACATAATGCCTAGTTTAAACTATAAATCACCACCAGATCATACTAAGGAATACCTTGGTGGAGATACTTGGGGTACAAAATCTTATTTCTGGGACGGTAACGAAAGAGCATATTACTACGTTAGTCAAAGCTATGGAGAACCCACATATACCAAAGATGGTTGGAATTATAAAAAGGTAACAGAACCTACGATGCTTTCCAATTTAAAGAAAAAGTATAATAGGGGTGGTGAACTTTATGGTCCTGATTATAATCCTTTTTTAGAAACAGAAAGCACAATCAAAACTCAATTTGGTGGAGCAGGTGTTGCTGTAAATGGTGCTGGAGGTTCTGTTAGATTTCCTCATGACATGAGGATTAGTGAGGCTGAGGATTTTGTGATGTTTGATTTCTATGATTACAAACCACCATTTCAAGGAAGAACAACTGCAACAAACGACGTAGTTAATCAAACTTTAAAACAATATAATGCTAGTGGATATGCAGGTGAATACTTTAAAGATAAATCATATCCACAGATCCTCATGTATATGCCACAGGATATTCAAGATCAATTTGCTGCAAAGTGGGAGGGTAAAAAGTTTGGTCAAACGACCACTGGACTATTGGCAGCTGCTGGTCAACCTGGTGGTGCTCCTGCCAAACTACAAGAAGGTGCAAGTAGGTTGGCTGGACAGGTTATTAATAAAGGAACTGTAGAGGCAGCTGCATCTGCTGTGACTAAACTTGCTCAATCATTAACGGGAGATAGTATTTCTGCTGGTGATTTGTTTGGTGGTATCTCTGGAGTAGCAAGAAATCCAAACGTAGAAGTTCTGTTTCAAAATATGGAACTAAGAACATTTGATCTTTCATTTAAGTTATCACCTTTTGATGATCAAGATGCCCTAAGAATAGAAGCTATCATAAAAATATTCAAACAGGCAATGTTACCTCAATACAAACTAGGCAAGGACACCAAAGTTTTTGGTCAAGATAATAAAACACTGGAAGCTGGATTTATTCAAGTTCCAAAGGTGTGTGCTGTTAATTTTATGAGAGGTTCTGGTAGGAACAGATTCCTTCCTAGATATAAAATGTGTGCTATCACAGATGTGAATGTAAATTATACTCCTGACAATGTTTATGCAACAATTGACAGAAACATGCCAGTAGCAACAGAATTAAAGCTTAGTTTCATGGAAACAAAACTTGTATTCTCAGAAGATGTTAAAGAGAGAGGTTTCTAATGTATTTTTCTTTATTACCAGATATTGAGTATGATGAGAAACCTATCAGTTATCCTTTTTCCGAGTCAGACTTTGTAACTGCTAAAAATTTCTTTCGTAGATATAAATTAAATGAAGATGTGTTTTCTTATGCTGTCTTCTTTAGTAGGTATGCCATTGTAGACGGAGAACGTCCAGATATTCTAGCTGAGAAAGCATATGGCAATCCATTTTTTGACTGGGTTATACTACTAACAAATAACATGGTCAATGCACAGTACGATTGGCCGATGACCAACTCTCAAGCTACAAAAGTGTTAGAGTCAGAATATGAGAATCCGTATACTGATATTGATCACTATGAAACCATAAAAATAGGACAATATGCTTCTGGTTTACATGTTGATGAGGCATTCTACAATAGACAACATAAAGTTAATGTAGATGGTGTAGTGTCTATAAAAAACGGTAACGAAATCTGTCGTCCAATTACCATTGCTGAGGATTTTTATAGGGAGAATGAAAAGAAGAGAGAAATATATTTACTCAAACCCTCTTTCTTCCAATCATTTGTAGATGATTTCAGAAGAAAAAATTTATACAAAAAAGACGCCAACTTTATCAGTCAGCGTCTTAAAAAAACTGGTTGACTTTTTTAGCAAAAAATTTGCCGAAAAATTTTTTCCAGATTTATAGAATTACCATTCGTCTTTTGCACAGGCATCAGGATTTTCTTGTATGAACTGATGCACATAACCATGAACATCAACTTCATATGAATGATGAGCTCTGGTATGAATAGATTGAATAAGAATCAGAACACCCAGTGTCAATAAATTGAACTGGGTGACTGGGTGAGTTAATACCTTTAAGTATTTGTTCACTTGATATCCTTAGTCCTCTTCAGCAAGTTTAGCAAAGTAG